GATAATAAAGCTGTTAATTCAGCTTCAGCATCAATGTTATGGAATGCAGAAACGTCTTGTGCAAGTTCCGGAGACCAAGTAGCTCTTAATTTTCTTTCAGTTACAGAAACTGTAACAGAGTCTAAATCAAAAGAAACTTCACCTAATTCTGATTCGAATTCAAGGTCTCTGTAGATTCTATAAGTAGCGTTGAACGCTCCAGCTGCTAAATCAGCAACAGTAATTCTAGAACCAACATAACCGTCTACAGAAGTACAAGAAATACATGCTGGACATGATAAATCAACTTCGATGTACATTTTGTTTTCTTGGTCACAAATGTTAAAGTAATCTCCTCCTGGCCAGTGACTAGTAGAAGTAGTACCGTATTCAACAATACCTTTACCATACTTTTGAGTTACAAGTCTAAATGGAATGTGTGTTGATGTGTCAGCTACCACAGTTGTTCCTGAGTCACCACAACACATAACATCACCCATACCAGATTGTGTAATAAATAAAGAAGAAAGGAACTCTTCCGTATCCATTTCATTACCATTTGGTCCTAATAATTGACCAGCTCCAGCGTTTTGGAAACCTTCTAATACGAAGATTGCACTTCTAACACCTGTTTGAGTACCCGTACATAATGTACCACCCGTAAGTGTACTTGTTGCAAGAGAACCAGACTTAGTTAAAGCTCCTGATGACCAGAATACTGGACTCATAGCTAAAGTTAATGCAGAATATGCCCCTTTAGATGCGTCCCATAAACCACCACCTGCTCTATCTTCATAGAATTGGTCGTAAAGGTTAATGTTATTGTAAGTAGTAGTAGCGTTTGTAAAACCACCTCCAATTGGATTAGAATGACCTTCCATACCTGTAATTGGCACGTTAGTTACTCTATTTGAAATTTTAGGTACAAAGTAAAATAATTTACCAATTGGTAAATTCATAGCTTGTACAGAAACGATATCGTTTGCCAATAATTTAGAGAATACTCTTCTAATTATTGGAAAAACAACAGTTTCGAATGAACCTGAAGAATTTGAGGACGTTGCCTCGTTAATTAAATGTGTAGCTTGGTTTTCGTATAGCTGAGCGATGTTTTCTCTCCCATGTCCTTTAAGACCGCCAAGAAATCCAAGTTTGTCCCATTTAGTAATGGTATCTTCACGGATAACCTTAAGGTGTTTTAACCCTATGTTTCCTACCATACCTGATTCTAATAATGCTCCCATTTTTTTATATTTTTTTATTCGAGTTTATTTTATTGTGTTATATCTTAGACATCATGTCTTTGATTCTACTTATTTGAGGGCTTTCATAAATTTTACTCTCAATAAGATTTGTTGAACCTTTCGATGGTGCCTTAGTTATTCTCTTTTTAACCGATTCAGTGATACTTCTAGTTTTTCTAGAAAATTCTGAATTTAATCGTTTAAAAAGCTTTTTACTTTCATTTAAAGTTTCGACTTCGTCAAATCTTCTCATGATGTTGATTTTCTCTTCTTTTGAAGTTGTATGTTCAGTAAAGAGTTTTGTTGCGTAAGCTAAATTTGTATTAAATACTGCCACTTCTTTAATTTTAGTTCTAAAGTCAGTCAATGCACTTTTAAATTCTTTTGATTTAGCTTTCACACTTTTATTCTCACCCATTAACTTTTCGATTAAAGAATCTTGAGTTTTTGCGTGTTCTAAAAGTTTTTGGTACCTCTTTTTTGATTCAGTTAGTTTAGACGTTGGTTTTATACCTTCTCTAAAAGTTAAGTTTCTATTATTAGTAATGCCTTTTCTCAAGCCTCTACCTTTTTTAGAACCGAAACCATAAGTACGAGAAGCTTCATTAGCTTCAACCTCATCTCTGGAACCCCACTTGCCATAAGAGTCTCCTCTTCTGCCTTTATAGGATTGTTTTTTACCAGATTCTTTACCTGTACGCATCCCTAATGATTCATCTTCCGTATCGTCATAGCCTTGGTCTTCAGTAACTTCACCTTCACTTCTTGTTCCCCACTTGCCATAAGAGTCCTCTCTTCTAGCTTTGTAGTTCTGTTTTTTTCCGGATTCTTTACCAGTTCGCATGCCTAATGATTCATCTTCAGTATCATCATAACCTTGGTCTTCACCTAACTCAATTTCGTAAAGAGGGTCATCATCTTCTTCCACAACATCTAAATCTAATTCATCAGCTTCTTCAGCTGTTTCTTTTACTGATTGAGATAGTGTATCTTCTAATGATTCACCTAATTCGACTTTATACTCAGCTCCGGTTTCTTCGTCTTTGATTTCTACAACATCATCGTCCTGAGTTACGATAATCCCGTCTTCACTACCCATAAGCTTAAAAACTTTGAGTACTTCATCATCTGACGCACCGCGTAAGTCTAGAGGTTCTTGGTCTACATCTTCGTCTTCGAAGTCTTGTTCTGTGTCTTCAGGAGCGGGAGCAAATTCCACGTCCTCTTCTTCTGTGTCCTCTATGTAATCTTCAACCTCATCCTGTTCGGTAAGAGATTCTTTTACTAATTCTTCAATTTCTTCCTTCATAGTTGAAGCAAGTATTTCTTTTGCATTGGATTTAACAGCATCCTCAAGGGCCTGTGCCTCAAGAAGAGCTTCTTCTAAAATAGATTTTTTAGTCATTTTTGATTCTTAATTTTAAACTAGTTTATTTTGTATATAAATATGCAAGAATTAAAGAAAAACTAAGTTAATATTAGTGGTAACCCACATAAAGTAGTATATTAACTAAGATAGGTATTCAATTTTTTCATTAAATCAAGTGAGCCCTCTAAAGAATCATTTGATTTAGGTAAATTTTTCTCTCTTTCTTCTTCTATAGATTCTTCATATTGTTCTCTCTCATTTACATCAGTAAATAGATAAGCACCAGGAGTAGACGGTGATGAAACTAAGTCAAAACATATCAATTCAAAATCGTCTTGGACTATATTTTGATTACCTTTTTGTTTGATGGAGCCCACCCCTCTAGATGATATTCCTAAAGTTACACCGTGTCTTAATAAATTAGCTGCTATATCCCCTACACATGATATGGTTCCACTACTAGTAAAACCTGGAGAAGTTAATATTTCTAACTTACCCATTAAAATATCACCTTCCCAAAAAGTCTCTACTATTCTGTGGGAACTTCTTTCAAGGTCTACTAATGATGATTCGGGATGATTTAATTCTGACAGTGCTCTGCCTTGTCCTATTAGAGTTTGGTATTTCTCTACTTCTCTTTGAAGTATGTCTCTAGGATATACTCTGCCATTTCTATTCTCTACTCCTGCTTTTTGTAAAACAGCGTACATCATGATAGTCTCATTACTATTAGGACTCTTATTAGTAATTTCTTTAATGATGTGTTGGTTGGTTTTGCTGGAAACATGTCCTGCATCGTATTCTACTAATATACCGGTACCAATCTCCCTAGGTTTCAATAACTTCATAATATTCTTTTATTATAAATATTAATAGTTTATATAAATTCTATCTTAAGATTTAGTTGGGTAAAATTTAAAATGTTTATAAGGTGTAAAAACATTTGTGATGAGGTTGTTGAAGATGCCTTCTACTGAGGCTTTAAGATTTTCTGATTTAAATTTGATTCCAGATTTTACGAATAAAGTTAATTCACAATTAAGGAAACTTCTTTTTTTAAGTTTTATTCCACTAGCTCTAATATCTAAATCAATTATAGATTTTTCTTCTTTAAATACATTTTTATCTACTTGGTGGTATAACTCTAGCCTTATTTCACGTCTAAGGTCCTTAATAACTCTTGTCCAATTCTCTTCTTCTTTGTGTGGTTCTGCCCAACAAGATAATGTAATATATGTAGATTTAAAATTTTTATTGTCTACTGTTCCGTATTGGGTCTTATAAAGATTATCTATATCTAATTTTATTTTCTTTCCAAATTTCATATAAAAAAGATAAGAAATAATAGTTGTTAAGTCAAAAAAGAATAATAAGTTATTCTATATATCGTCATGTTCACCATGTTCCTCACTGTAATCATATTCGTGAGTTACTGTCGTGTGAGTTGGAGCGGGGTCTTCTTCAACAGGTTCTGAACTAGCACCATTATGTGAAAAGTTTTCGGCAGCTGTAAAACCAAGTCCTGCCATTACAATCCATTGTAGAGATTGGAATAGGTCACTCTCAATTGTAAAATCCCAAAATAAATTTGCGGTATAACCAATCAACATAAATAAAAGACAAATAAATGTAACAAATCTCTTACTGGAAACTTTACCTTCACTACTTAACATGTTTTTTAAAAAATTCATAATATTATTATTTAATTAAAGATTTATTTAGATTCTCTATTTTTAGAATTGAAGCTGCGTTTATATCTGAGTTAGATATGCTCTCACATACTTCTTGAATTTTATTCTTCATTGTATTGTCTTCTGAAGTCTCTTTTAAAGTTTTTAGTTTATCTAATGCACTTTCTTTTAAGTCAACTATTTGTGTTTCTAATTGATTTTTATCTAGTGATAAAAGCTTTTTTAATGTAGTTTTATCGTCTTCATTTAAAGAAGAATATTTTTCATTAAATTTTTTGGTAGCCAAACTGCTAAATATTGAGTTGGTTACCAGTCCGTTCATTTTACTAACTTTCTCTTCTCTTGTAAGGTGTTCTATTAAATTACGTTTATTCCTTAAGTTTTTTTCTATAGACCTAACTGAATCATTAAAAATTAAACTATCTAATTGTGAATAAATTTTATTATAATTTTCTAATGCTAAATCTCCACCATACGCGTCTACAAACGTCTTACCGTTAAAATAAAATGTCGTGTCAGTCTTTGTATTTTTATAGTATTTACCTTTCTCTCCTGCTGGAGCTCCATCTTCACCATATGTAATTGGGTTGTCTGCACTATCACCTATATTATCACCAAACATATTACTATCTACTATTCCGCTAACTGGTGCACCTTTAGATTTTTGGTATTCTTCTACTTTTGCTAATGTGAGTGGACCAAAATAACCATCTGCTTTTGCTCCCACTAATCTTTGTAATTCTTTTATGGCCTTTCCTTTATCACCAATTTTTGCAGTAGCCTTACCGGTCTTAAGGTCTTCAAAGGTATAATCAATACCTTTATAATTAGCGGTTTTATTTATAAATGCGTCCTGAGCTGATACAGTAAAACATAAATCAAAACCAACAACTTTTCCGTTTTCGAATTGGAAGGCTGCTGGACGCTTTTTATCGTCTGTCCAAATCTTTGAAACTTTTGTTTTATCTCCATCTATTGTTACTGAGGTACCTACCTTTACACCTTTTACTTTAGCTCTTTGGTCGTCCCCGTCCACTGATATCCATTTTCCTGCTCCTGCTCCTTCAGATTTACTTCCAATTACACATACACTTGTAGCATTAACCACCTCTTTAATAATTTGTGGTACTTGCTCTTTAAGAATAGGAGTTCTTAAATTTTTCTTTTTACTCTTTAATGTTTTTATAACCTCATTAAGATATTCTTCTGCTAACTCTTTATCATCGAATCTTTTATTTTCTACTTCTCCATATAAAACTAAAAATTCTCTTGCTATTTTATTTTCTCTTAATCCTTTCATTAAACCATGAAAAGATTCTTTAAATAATTTTTTGTTAGCATATGAACTAACTAAGACGTTTGTTATTGATTGTTTGTATTTACCGAACATATTGTTATTTTACAATAAATATCTAGTCTTTTAATAAACTATCTAATTTTTCGGTAACCTTATTAAGTTCTTTATTTCCTCTATTTAAGTTAACTGTATTGTTGTTGGATAATTTTTCTAAAATTAGTGGTAAGTCAGATTGTTCTATAGAAGCTAATTCTAAATCTCCCCCTACATCGGCATCACCAACAGGTTCGTCACCTCCTATATCTGATGGTGGTAATGAAACCTCATCTCCTCCTAACGCTGCTTCATCTTCAGGTGTTTCTCCGCCTTCCTCAGCTTGTTCTTCTCCATATAATTTATCAATGTTTGCAAATATTCCAGTTTTCTTAATTATGGTTGCAGTTTGATTTAATTCCTCACCTATCGCTTTTTCCATACGTTGTTGTTGTAAATCTAACTTTATTTCTTCATCTGAAAATCCTAAAATATTCTTTTTAGCCCATGTAGAAGAAACTGGTAATATACCACTTCCTGGGTCAGTAGTTGCGTCTCTATATAATGTTATCTTTTCTTTCCATTGTTCAATCTTTAATAATTCTGATTGGGTTGATGGATTTGTTAATCCTAAAGTAAAATTACCTAATTCATCTTCAAATCCAAGAACATACAAATGAATTATAGCAATCTTATTTAATTCTTGAATCATAGATTTTTGAATTCTATTTATAGTTCGTGCAAATCTAATATCTTGTAAGGATAAGTTCTTACCTTCACCTACCACATCCTCAAAACCCAAAAATGCCTTTGGCACTCTTAGTGCTGCGAATAATTTCTTTTGAATGTATTCTATATCAGCAATTTCACTAAGATTCTGAGCCCCTGGTAAAGTATCTATTGGGTTTGGAGCATTAGGGTCTCTAACTGGTATAAAATAATCTTGGTCTACAGCCATTTGATTATATCGTAAATCTACATTACCTGTCTGATTATCTACTATCTGGTCTCTTTTAAAATTATTGGCGATTCTTTGTACATAAGCTTCTACATCTTTGTCATCCATATTACCAACATAAACTTTAAATACTCTTCTTTCCGGTGCTCGGGAAGTTCTATATATTAACATTGCATCTTCTGATAATAATAACTGTTTCCAAATACGTCTACATTTTTCTAACTGAGATGTCCCATACGGTAATCTTCTATCATCAGATAAAAGTCTAAAATGTGCTATTTCCCACGTATTAAATTCCATGTCTTTATTTTTCCATGTAAATTTAACAGCAGAATCATCATCTTCTGTATTAGGTTTGTTTAAATCCATTCCTTTTTCTACACGGTCCACCTCTATATTAGGTAATTGATTCACCCCAACGATACCTTGTTTTGGGTCAATTTTTAGGTAAACAAAATTATCTCCATATTTACAAGTATTTCTAACCCACATAGGTAAGTTAGTCTGTACATCCATAATATTATTAAATAAATCAGCTAAAATACTTTTTATTCTATTAGACTCGGAATAGATGGTTAACATATGGCCTTTTTCCGATAAAGTAGTTCCCTCTTCCGAATATATGTCTAAAGCTGCTGAAATCTCTGGAGTAAATTCCATTGATTCATAATCATAATACGCTGCTAGTCTTGTAGGTTCATAATATACAGCTTGGGAGTATAGTTGTGATTCTACTTTCTTCCATTGGTTTGTTAAATATTGAGTTTGTTGTGCTTGTAGTTTTGCTGTATCAAACTCTTGTTTATTAGTGGTTCTTAATAATTCTTTAGAATTAAAATTATATGTAGGAGTTCCTGGTTTGTTAGAGTCTCCACTATCACCACCAAATAAAGCCCCAAGTCTTTGATATATTGTTAAATTTTCTGCCATACTGATATAAATCTAATAATTAATATTATTTTGTAAACTCCTAGTCAACATAATCGCACTCTACATATGCCCCTCCTGAAGGTGTTACCAAACATAAATCTTTATCTATTATTGTCCCTCCATCTACATAAGTTACACATTCGTCAACAGTAATAGGTATAGCTGATGGCGGATAAATAGAATCACAATTATTGGTTAAAAGTATACAACAATCTTCATCAGGTGTAGCTTTTCTTTCAAATATTCTATTAGGTGATTTATCAAATAAATCCGGTTCAAACGGTGTCCATGCATATACAGTTTGGTACAAAGCACGTCTAAGTAGTTTTCCTGACCTATTTCTTTTTCCTGGTGGGTGAGACCCCCATCTTTTCCTTCCTGGATATCCTGGTAATGCCATATAACTTTTTTTATATTATTTTAATCCTCCGAACAACCATAAATAGTCCTCGGTATCTTTTTTAGGGTCACCTGATAATCCTAAAGGTGGTTGATGTCTTAAATGGGCTGGTTCCATTAAAGGCTTTTTATTATTTTCTCTACTCTCGCCATCTCTTACTATCCAACTATCTAACATTGCTTTAGCTTGGTTTACATTTTTTCTTAATTCTGCAAAAGAATTTTGTGCAACATATAATGACATTGCTATTGCCATAATTAAATCATCATGATGTCCTCTCATGTGGTCTGGTCTTCCATTTATATAAACAAATGTTTTTAATTCATTAATTAATCTAGTAGAACGTATTTTAAATCCTGTCCGTAATTGTTCTTCTAAAGCCTGAACTATCTGTGCTCTTTTATTGTTAAAGTTAATACCTGGGGTCTTTTCTGTGGCTTTAGGATTATGTCTCCACATTTCTTCACTTTTTACACCATCATAATAAAAATCTTTATGACCTAATTCTAAAAGTTTTCTAGAAGTAGAAACTCCCATACCTCCCGTAATGTCTACTACAATAAAACAATCATATTTCTCCGCCCATTTAATTGCTAATTCTGCTGCGATATCTGGTGGAATTTTGCCTAAATATTCTAATACTTGTTCTCTTTCATCAAAGTCAATAATTGTAAAACCTGTTGAATCTTCACTATCACCACGAGATACGTCAATTCCCATAATATATTTATGTCCTTCTACTGGTTCTTTCCATACCCATAATTCGTTACCTACCCATTTTTCTATTGGTTCTCTTACTTCTTTTTCTATAGTTGCTATAGTATCTGGTGGTATTACATTATCACCCGAACCTAGGAATGCACATTCTAACTCTTGTGAGATTTTACGTCTATCGAATTTAAGTTTTTTACACATCTGTTCAAACCAATCTGAATAAGGTGTGTATCCGAGTTCTTCCATCTTATCATACTCCTCCGCTGGTACATTTTTTACTATTTCTATATCTAAGTATTCGTCTCTATGTAAAAAGAAGTGAGTTATATCTTTTTCTATTTTTATCCATTGTAAATCGTTAGTAAATCGTGGGTCATTAAACCATTTAAGTCTACTTATATGGAAATTATTTAATCCTCTAACACATTGGTCAAATATTTCATAATAAATTCTATCGAATCCGTTTGGTGTTGAGATTACGATGACCTGACCACCGGTAGATAGTGAAGCCATACATGCAGCCCATAAATCACTTCCAGCTTCAATATATGCTGCTTCATCAAATATTAGAATGGTTGGAGTATATCCTCTTAACGCATCTACAGAGGTTGCTACTGCCTTAACTTCGGACCCATTTGTTAATCTATAATGTCTTTGCGAGTTTTTATCCTTATCAAATCCTACATGAATCCAATCAGGCCACTGTCTTAAGAAATTTTTAATTTTATTAGCCATCTCCGTGGCAGTATCTAATTTATTAGCTAATAGTAGAACTGATTCAGGTTTTTCAGAAGAAGCAAATTGTAATTTTTTAGAAATCCACGCCGATGTAGCGGTAGACACACCTGCTTGTCTATATTTTAATACAATATTTTCATTATGATTTTCAAAATCATTAATCATTTTAGTTTGTTCAGGAAATAGCTGGAATGGTACNTGTTTATTTTGAGTGTTATCATAAGTCTCTAAATAAGTCGCAAGTGCATATTCAGTATCTTTATGACACTTTACATATTCCTGTATAAGCTCTTGTTTATTCATATACTATAAATATAAGAAAACTTATAGTTAGAATTATCTATCGTGATTGTGTTTGTAAGAAGTCTTTCTCTTGTCTCGTTAGAGAATCCATCCCTTGAGCGAATATTTTATCTAAAATTTCGTCCATATCTAATTCTACTTCTGCAGACGGTGAAGTTATCTCTGGTTCTATATCAGATTCTGGTTCAATGATGCCTACTTCGCTTTCATCATAATCAGTAGGTTCAAAATCTTCATAATTTTGTTTCTTCATTTCCTCCATTATTCCTTTAACAATATTTCTAAGTCCCTCTTTACCTTCTTCATTACCTGCTAAAATATTTTTAGATAATCTAAATAAGTCTTTTGCGTCCATTCTAGAAAATTCACTAAACAGATAATTTTGTATTTCTAATTTATCATCATCCATTAACTCATAAGGGTACGCTTCCCTAAATTTTTCCCATATTACTGGACCTAATCTTAAATCCCAAACCTCAGCAACTAAAGTATCCTCTGAATCCATTACCATTTGTGCCTGTCTAGGGTCGTCCGGCAATCCTTGCGTTGCAAGTACCTCCATGACCCCTTTTATTAATTCATGTACCAAAACTGGGAAAGTTATCCCACGTGCTATAACTGTAGGTGGGTCAGTTTCTGGGTCCACTTCCTCTTTTCCAGCCATAGATTCACCACTTTGTGCCATCATCATAGTTGTTTGGTCAGGCATAATCCAATACACCAAATCATTTACTGACATCATTACACCATATAAATTAATTAAATCTCTATCTATTGTGTTTAAGTCTTCTTCCACTAAATGGAACATATAATGACCTTTTTTAGATGCCCCTTGTATTAATTGATTTAAAAATCTTCTTTTTTGTTTTTCTATATCGAAATCTTCAAACTCTTCAACGGCTTCTTCTTCTGCATTTTGTTGTTGTTGTTGCTG